CGTTAGTTACACCCCTTGGTTTAATCCAAGTATAGGCTTGAAGGTTGTTAGCGGTACTTGGTCGATTGAATATCTGCACATCAGCTCTGGAGCTAAATGGCATGTGTAAAGTATCAGCCTTAGTACCGTACAGCATTTTAGTACTTACCGGCGATAGGAGTGCATACCCAGCCAGCAGCCACTGCTGCACCAAGCCCGACGTAGATACGCCAACCGGCCTTCATTGCGAAGCCCATTGGGTAATCAACTTCTACTGTTGCGGCTGTCGTAGACGCTGTAGTAGCAGGAAGAGAAATCTCTCCATAGAACACATTGTTCGTTGCAGTAGCGTTGGTAGACCCGTTGTTGAGGTAGATCCTCATAACAGCGGCTACGTTAGTACCACCAGCTTTGAAACGCAACCGTTCTACAAAAGAACCGTTAGTGCTGTCAGCTGTAAAAACGAGAGAGTTGTTAGCACCGGCACCAGTATAATCTGCCGCTGCTGCGGTAATCAGGGCGTTCATACCCGTAGTACCGTTGTTCGATTGATCTCCAGATATGCTGTAGATCGGTGCTGTGTTAGCTGCCATATTAAATCATCGCTATCATTTGAATTGCTGCTACTGCTTGACCTTGTGTCAGTCCTCCACCACCGCCCGTAGCATTCAGCGTGGTACCACTCATAGACAGGTTAGTGCCTAGAGTAATTTCTTGTGGATCGCCAGCACCGCCAGCGCTCCCTCTCCCTAGCAGTAAGCTTGCAGCCGAGATGTTCTGCATCTTAGCGTATGTTACTGCATCGTTATCAATGGTAAGGGTAGTCCCTGTACCACCAACTGTTACATCTCCCTTGTCACCATCCGGGCCTAGCCCGTCAGCGCTACCACCGGCTGGTACACTCCATGCACCACTAGCGTTCAAGAAGTTAGTAGACGCTACTCCGTTCGAACCAGGTACAAGACCTTTAGTCGTAGTACTAGTTGAGAATAGATCTAGTAGAGATGTAGCTTGTGTCCCTGTTAGTTCTTCCGTATCTCCAGCACCTGCTGTGATACGACCTAAGAATCTGTTAGTCGCAGATACGTCTTGCATCTTTGCATACGTTACTGCGTTGTTATCAATCGTCAGTGTGGTACCAGTACCGCCTACTGTTACATCCCCTTTATCGCCATCAGGCCCAAGGGTGTTGGTATCTGTAGCGCTTAGTACTGTACCTGAGAAGGACAGTGCACCGCCTACTGTGATAGGTTCGTAGTCACCTGCACCACCAGCTGAACCTCGACCAAGCAGTCTGCTAGCAGCAGCTGATTGAGCCAAGCTAGACAATGGCAAGTCACCAGTAACATGCGAAGTCAAGTCAACTGCGTTACGTGTGATTACTTGACCAGCTATAGTTATATAAGTAGGTGAACCAGCAAGAGTTACATCACCAGTGTTGGTACCTGAGGTGCCCAACATAGCCTGTACTTGAGCAACTGACAGGTCTATCGGGTCTGCACTACCACCGGTATTGTTACCTTTGATAGTGTTGGCCCCCATATCGGCAGCCTTAGCATTAGTGACTGCATTGTTAGCAATCGTAGTAGCGAATGATCCAGTGCCTGAACCAGTTACATCAGTAGTAAGGGTAATCGTTTGATCCCCACTATTAGTACCTGTTAGGTTTAATAGGGTTTTTGCTTGAGCGACCGACAGATCCTCTGGATCTCCCGAACCTCCCGTAATGCGCCCTTTGAAAGTACTGGTTGCAACATCGCTAAGCTTAGTGTTATCGACACTATTACTATCAATAGTCCAAACAGTGCCTGAGCTACTAACAACAACATCGCCTTTATCTCCATCTGATACGCCACCACCACCAGTTGCATCAATCGTTACTGTGTTAGTTGATGGAGTTAGGGTTATATTAGTACCCGCTACTAGCGTCTTGAAGGGCAGGTCTACACCTACCTTCGTCATGGCCAGCCCTACACCAGCTCCTTGGTTAGAGGCAGTGTTAGTCTCACCAGCACCAGCTATAGAACCTGGGTGCCACTTACGTACAGCGTTATCCCATACTAGTGCTTGACCGTCTGTAGCTGCATCTCCGCCGTACACATCAGACAGATGGCTGACAAGCATACCACCAATGGAGAAAGACCCAGCATCACGGCCATCACGCCCTGGCTTCCCGTCCTTTCCATCCTTACCAGGCTTACCATCTTTACCATCCTTCCCTTTAGGACCAGCTGGCCCCATCGCTCCAGAGGCCCCTGGGAGGCCCGTAGCGCCACGTTCTCCAGGTACCCCTGGTAGCCCTACAGGGCCAGTGTCACCCTTGTCTCCCTTAGGTCCGACAGGACCAACCGGTCCTCTTGGCCCAGTGAAAGACTTAAGAGACTGTCCTACTCTATCGAGTAGTAGCTCTGTATCACTTACTTTTCTAAAAGCCATGATTACTTCTTCAGTCGGCTAAGGATCTGATCTGCGTAGGCGTAGTCTGCTGCGTCTGGTTGGTCTTTATTGATACCGCCATGATATAAGGCCAGCGCCTCCCTGTAATCACCATTGGTTCGCTTGAGAGCGGCATTGAGGTATGCTGCTCCGCCTTCTGCGTTTTGTACTGGATCATACTTATTGGTTACTCCAAGACCTGCGGCTGTTGCGTCAATTAAACCAGTCAGCCCACCAGCTGAACTCTCTGGATTCTGTGCTCTCGGGTTCAGAGTAGACTCTTGGAAGGAAAGGCTAGCAAATACGTTCGGGTCTACCCCGTTATTGAATGCTGCATTCTTAAGTACTTCCAAGATAGGAGAAGCTTCATCGCCCACTGGTAGTTGTACTACACCAAGACCTGCATCTCCGAAGTCAGGACCACGGATGATCTTACCACTGTTAGGACCAGACAGAATGGTATGACTACCATCTGCACCAACCGAGAATACTTCCCCAGTTACATCATCCTTGTATACACCAGCATCAAGACGAGTAACCGGAGGGGCTACTTGTTCAGTGACAGGTGCACTGGTTGCTTGTCTTGTATCTTCTAGGCCAAGTGCTTTAAGCTGTTCATCTAATTTAGTACGATCACCAGTCTTACGCGCTTCTTCAATAGCGTGGTACAGATCTACTTGTTCTTTAACTGTATAACCAGAAGTAACATCAGTGTTCTGTAGTTCTTTATCCACTGCACGTAGATTGATCTCATTGATCGTTTGATTCGTGAATGTAGTCGGGTCGAATGTAGTCTGATCGAATACATAAGTGGACCAATCAGGTTGCGTAGCTAGCCCTTGAATCTGATGATTCAATACTTCCAACTGTGCATCTACGTTAGGACGTATGACAGCTGGGCCTGGACTACCAAGTAAAGGAGAACCATACTGACGAGTCTTATCGTTGTATGCGAATGCGTCCCCTTGTGGTTGACGGAATGCATCACTCCAGTTAGCTGCAACGTAATCTTCACGCGGTACAATAGTGTACGCTTTCTTATTGGTATCGAAACCTAGCTTCCACTTGCTACCAGCCAGAGATGTAGAGAGTTGATCTTTTACAATCTCGAAGTTAGTAGTAGCTGCATTCTTAACGAATACTTTAGAAGCTTCAGTAGCTGTAGTGAAACTACCTGGTACTTGAGCTGCGGTAGATACGGATACGTTTTTGAGTTCAAGATCCTTACCCGCTTCTAGTGCTGCTGCACAAGTAGTAGGGTCACCATTAGCAGTACACTGCTCAGCAAGGCTACGTGTTACCTTCTCAGCTGTGTCCTTGGTAACAGCACCAGCACGCACCATCGGGCCAATCCCACGGGTAAGAACCCCAGTGATTGCCTTCGATACTTCTGGCAACTTGTTAGACAGGTTGACCATGTACGCTATGTCAGATCGTGACTTAGCTAGTTCTGCTAGCTGCTTCGGGTTACCACTAGCGAGTTGCATTACTTTAAGGTAAGCCTCTACACCAGCATTACCAGAGACTTGATACACTGCGAACAAGTCAGGAGCCATCTCAACTGCTTGCATCTGAGCTACTGCGAACACACCGTCTCGATGGTCCTTCATAACCTTTATGAAGTCGTTGTTACTAGCCATGTCTGTGTACGTCTTGAGACTTGCATCAACTGATTTAATCATCGAGTCGTATGCGTCTTGAGGATAGGCAATCTCAGACGAAGCCATAGCTGCACGGTACTGATCTTTAGTCTTCTGCGCTACTAGTGATATCTGCGCATTCCAGAACTGAGGGTCAGCGATAGTACCTGTTGTATTAAGCTCAGCTATCATACCGGCAAGCAAGCCATTCGCATTGTTAGAGAAGTCTTGTGTAGCTGCTGAAGTAATCTGAGGAGCTGCCATCTGACCACGAGTAATCTTACCCTGATCTATGACGTTCTGTTGCTTCTGTACTTTAGATTCTTGAATGAAGTGGAAAGCTGTCGCCCTATCAGGGAACAGACCAGCTGCTACGTATGAGTCAGCATCTTCTAGTTCTTTCTGTTGTGCTGTCTGACGTACTGTCTTATTAAGATCAGGACCAGACAGATACAACTGTTCAAGAGCTGCACCAGAAGGATTGAAACCTAGTTCTAATGCTGCTGAAGCTCGTAGTTTATCTGCGAACCCGGGGGCTTTGGTTATAGCTTGACGAAGGATCACATCTGCTTCTAGCTGCGCTCTCTGTTGAGAGATCATCCCTTGCATACGTGCCGCTTCCAAGCGCTTAAACCTTTCAGATGTAATATCAACAGTCCCTGTTGGGTCTGCTTTACTGATATCTACACCTACTAGATCTCCGCTCTTACCGAACTGTTGACCTACTGTGTAGGTACCCTCTACTAGAGGTGAGTTCAGAGCAGCAATCATATTACCAGCATCTTGGAGTTGATTGTTTAGATCACCCATCCTATACCCTGCGTATGACTGCCCGCCCATCTCACCGAACGCGGTGATAGATCTGGCAACAGTATAGTCAGGACCAGCTTGGATACGAGGAGTCTCTACTCCAATAGCAGCTGGCATTGCATTACGAGCGTCACTGAACGCCATTGTCATTCTCTCTAGTTTGTACGAGTCGAGTGCCAGTTGAGGTATGTGCCCCTACTAGTTCTGTTACCATGTTCCTGTAGAACGTTTGGATCTGACGATCCAGTTGAGAGTCACCAGTCAAACGCTGATCGAGTCTGTCTGCCCACCGCTGCTTAACCTTATCTCTCAATCCTTCATCTTCAATAGAGTTAACGATGATATCCCACCGCTTACGGAACAGACGTTGTGTCTCTTGTTCCATCGGGGTTTGTGTAGATACATGTTGGTTAACTGTAGCCATATACTCATCGAAGTTACGGAGAAGCATGTTAACACGCAAGTCTATATAATCTTCGTAAGCCTTGTTCATATCAGCCAAGTCGAACTTACGCTGCAAGTCGTTCGGTTTAACACCGATCAAAGCAGCCCACTCCGTCTGCGGATTATACCCACCTATCGGCCTAGCAATCGTATTACCTTGAGTATCTTTGATTACACCCAAATCTCTCATCAACATGAATCGTGCTACTTGTGACGCTGTTGAGAATGGGCTTACCATGATCTCACTAACGTCTGTAGCCATGAATGTCAAGGCATCTGTAATGTCTTGAGCTGTAGCATTAACCGATCTGTCAACCGGTTTAGGAGACCAAGCGACTGGCGTTGCAAGCGACCACGCCTGCCAGACACGCTTGATTGGTACACCACCAGGACCGAGCAGCCATTCAGCTAAGGTATTATCCTTAGTCCACAAGCTTACGATAGTCTGGTCCATACCATTGAACAACGCTGCCCTATCTGAGAATGATCCATCGACCCCGAACAGTGCTAGCATGTAGTCGGTGAAACCACCATTAATCATAGCTAGTGTTTCTGGGGGTAGATTATTCACATCTATCTGATCCTTGCCCATAGTATCTAGGAGATACTTCGTAGCGAAGTGCCCGCCTAGGATACCGGCCGGACCATACAGCATTGCTTGACTAAGGAATAGACCTAGACGCTCTGATGCATCTAATGACTTGTTCAGTCCGAGCATAGTCTCTATCGTCTTAGTCTGGATCTGAAGGAACTGCGTGGGTACTGACGTAAATCCCTTCTGGAACGCTGCTCGGTTAGACCGACCAAGGTTCAACATAAGGTTGTTAGCCCTCGTCATTGCTTGTTTCAACAGTTGCTCATTACCTAGAACCTTCGTTGCACCACCCAGCTCGTCTACTGCTGTGATGAACGAGAAGCGTCTGTTGAACAGTTCCCCTGCCCTGAAGAAGAACAAACCGTTGTCGAAGAAGCGCTTGAACGCAGATGCCGTTACCGGGTATCCACGAGCTGCTGCTTCTACGTCAGCTGAGGTCAGCACGCTATCGTAATAGCCTGTCCGATCCCAGATAGTCTTCATGTCCTTCAACTCTTGCACATTCTTGAAGCCATGCGCCTTGCCTACTACCTTGAGTGCTGTCTCAGGTACTTCAGCACCAGCATGCTGCATCATTGCTAGACCTTGTTGCTTAGTGAACGAGGTTACAATGCGGCCCATGTTAGCGGCAGCTTCTCCAACGTTTCCTTTAACTAGAGCTGCACCTGCCCTGCCGAACTGTGATGCCAGAGCTACAGCTGCGCCGTTAGCCTGTACAAACAATTGAGCGGGGTTGTATGTGCCTAGCAGTGAGTGGAATGCCCACGTGCGTATACGACCCAACGGGTCAGCATCTCTGTTATTGAGTAAGAGTCTTGTAAAATTATTACGTCCGAAGATCGGCATCGCAAATTCGTATGTCTTGCGAACGAACTCTTCGAAACTCTTTTCACTCTTATCTCTGAACCCTGACCATTCAGCGATCTTCGAATGTAGATCGCCCAGTTCTTTATCAGCCAAGACTGCACCCGGTTCCTCGAACTTAACATCGAGACCGAGCTTCTGTTTAACTGTATTCTCCCAACGTGTACGCATACCCATGCGCCACTCATTACGAGAGATGAAGTTCTTAGTATTCTCCAGGTACAACTCTAGTGCTTCGAAGGCACCGACTCGCATCTGGTCAACATCGAACTCACCGGGGAATCCATGAGGGATTGCCTTCTTAGCGCGGGGACCAGTAATGAGGCCGCGAGATGCACCGAGCTGAGAGTCACCAGCCTTGAAAGCTTCCAACTCTCCATCTTTGACGACGATGAATTTAGTGCTACTGTCGAATCCTGCATCAATTGCTCCATCATACATTGTCTTCGCCCAGGCGTGGGCATCGGCTTCATTATCAAATGACCGAACTGCCTGGCGTCGAGAGCCTTCTCTCAAGTGCCCGTCTACGTATCCATCTCGGATAGCCTGAACAAACCAAGTGGCCTCTTTGTTAAGACGCGGTACATAACCACGCTTAAGATCCACCACAATCGGAGGAAGATTGTCGATCGTCTTCGCACCGTCAGTAACTCCGTCTCCGTATACGAGGACGTGTTTGTATATTCCACTCGCTCTTTGTACATCATCTTCTAGTCTGACAAGCCGCCACCCTTGAGCGTACAGATTGTCCATGTTCTTAATAGCTTCTCTTACTTCTACAGCTTTACCCGCATCTCTGCCTTCATGCCTCCAGACAGAGAAGACTTGCTTATTATTCTTTAGCAGATCTGCTGCTTCTTGTGCAGTAGCTTTCACTTCACCGAATCTGAAGAGATCATGGCCGAAGTTGATTTGCTTAGCACCAGACGCGCTCAGTCGCGCGTATTCCTCTTGGTTACGTAGTACTCCAAGGGCATCGAAAGTCGTGCGCAGACGCCAGTACGTTTCGATCTGTGCGTCATCAAGAGGGATACCATTGACACCCATCCTGAGTTCTTTAGCGCTGAATACCTTCTGCTTCTGGTCACCATAGATCAGGACAGCATCTACATCTTGTAGTCTTTCCTTCCTACTCTTACCGACAGCACTCTTAGTCTCTCGGATAGGAGCGGTAGCATCCTTCACCAGCTTACGGAACTGAGTACCGATAGCTGCTGTCGTAGTATCTAGTCTGATTGCAGCTTCAACTGAGTCAAGGTAATCAGAACTGGCCGCTTGCCACTTCTCTGACCCGAAGATAGAAGACAAAGTATTCTGAGGAAGATTCTGCCAGAACTTAATGTCTTCCCTTTTGAAAGGCATCAAGGTCTTACCTTTAGAGATATTACCGAATGCATCAGTAACTTCGAAAGAGAACTCTACACCACGGTGTGTCTCTTTCTGCCCTTCCAAACGGATGATCTTATTCTCACCTCGGAGTGCTTGTTCAGTCCACTGAGTGAACTCATCGTTGATACGACGCAGAGCGATCTCTCGGTCTGAAGCATTAAGCATCCCTTCTCTGATGAACCCGTCTTTGTCAGACAAGCTACCTAGAGAATCCTTAATCATATCCCTGAATTGGAATAGACGTTCATGGATCGCAGGAGAGATATCTTCTGTAACACCAGGAAGAACTTCTGATGTCTTCCAAGGGCCAGCATTAGTGTTAGCTATCAACCCTTTGATATGTACAGCTTCTTCCCATGTCTGCTCACCACGCTGCACGTTGATATTGATATCAGCAGCAGTAGTCTTATCCCCAAGCCCTGAGGCTACACGGATAGGATTGTACAGCTTACGCAGTCCAGCTAATGTACTGTAGAAGACGGTCATGTCAAAAGCTAGGTTTAGTATCTGTCCACTACCAAGAGAACTCGCGACCTCTTCAGTAGCACTCGGGTCTACCAAACCTAGAAGCATCTGTGCTGCTCGGTTAGGAGGCAGCTTATCCAACCATTCTTCTTTAAGAACATTGAACTGTTCTAGTGCTTCATCTTGAGGGAGAGCTTGTATCTTAGTGGCTAGTTTGCGGTAGTCTTCCGCCATCTTGAATGGGTTCAGATCGAATCCCATTGCTTGCCAATTATCTAGAGTTAACTTACCGGGTATGAACCCAGAAGCTACTTCACCTATCGTATCGAGAATACTGGTTTGCTTTACGATATCTTCTGCGATGTCAATCATCTGCAATCGAGTACGGATAGACTCTTGCAGATCATACGGAGCATTTACAGCTGACGTATCTACAGATGCGCGCTGTCCTGCCGACTCTCGTGCAGCAAGCTGATCGTTGTGTGTAATGACATCATTCAGAGACTTAACATACTCCTTGGGATTACCAAGGTTAGCGAAGTTCTGATCTACCTGCTTGAACATAGCAGACTTAACATCTTCATTCCACTTATCACTTACTTGTTTCAAAGTAGACTGTCCGCTCAGCCCGTTCTTTAACATAGCTGAGTAGTTCTCGAAGATGCTACTACCGTCGTTAGCACTTTGAATCATAGCTGCTTGTAGCACACGACGATTCTTAGTCTCAACTGTTTCAGGGCCAGGAGAAACCGAAGGCAGGATGTTTACATCATTACTTGGCGTACCAAGGATGGTAACATCGTTGTTTGCTTGAGCAGGATCATACGTCCCTGCTTGATTAAGCATCACCGGTTGGTTGAAATCAACCGGAGTATTCTCTACAGCCATTATGGCGCTCCGCTTGCCGGGCCTTGATTCTTATTCTCTGTCCACTTCTTAACTAGTGACTCTGGACTAAAACCGAACTGAGTTCCTAGGTTACCTATAGCTTGCGCTGTACCAGCGTTAGCCATGAAGTCATTATATTTTTGAGTAGATTGATTGATTGAGTTATTAGCTGCTGCGGTAGTACGAGCAAACCCTACGTTAGCACCAAGCTGTGACTGCGCTGAAGCTAGTCCGCCTTGGATACCCGAGGAATCTGTACCACCAGTCTGTGCTTGACCTGAGGCCAAGACTTGTGCTTGCTGGATACGGCTCTGCGCGATCGCTTGACGAATAGATCGTTGGTTAGCTATCTCAGCTTGTGCTTGACCAGCTTTATCAGCTTTACGCTGTGCTTGTGCTGCTCTGTGTTGCTGCACAATAGCGGTACCAGTACCAGCTACTGCAAGAGCGTAGAATGCAATCTCTGCGCCTGTACCCATATTACTTCATCACCTTGTGAAACACTATTTCTGAGGGAGTATAACCCAGAGCTTCCATCATACCTGTATGAGGTTTGTCATAGTTCATAGTGTACTGCACTACGTCTACATCAAGCTTACTTTCTACGTATGTAAAGAAGTTCTTACTATACAATCTGTACCCAGGCATTACATATATAACATCGTTCATTGCGAAGATGTGATTACTGTAGTGCTGGTGAGGCATCAGGAAGAATACTGCATAACCTACCAACTGTGAGCCATCACGCATAGTGAAGACTTTAGTATAAGGCTCAATGTACATATCTATGCTGACATTGAGAGGTAGATCAAATCCAGACTCTTCTTGGTTTACGTCTGCTAATTGTTCTATGATCTCTGGGATCGTAGCTATTGTCTCTTCGTGGTATTCAACCATTATACTTTAGTCGCGCCTCTTACGTTAACAGCGAACCCTACCAGTCTCATGTCGTTACCGGGAGTACTTGTATACCGTATACTGAAGGCGTGGCCGTGTCCTCTCATCCTCAATTTAGATTTGATAATAGTGTACCCGAAATCATACGGGTCCAGTTCATCCTCAGGTATATACCAAGGATTCAATCTGTATGCTTCAGTCGGTGTTGTCCACCGGTGTACATCTAGATCTGTCCATTCCCATCTAGTCTGTACTAGAGCCCCTGACGGATACTGATAGATGATCTCATCATTCTCGTCTAGCTCAAACCCTTCTTCTGTTCTCTTGAAGTAAGAAGTAACGTGAGTGATATGCTTATCATTCAACGGGGCTTGGTAATCATTCCACCCTGTTTGAATAACCGAGGTATAATCAGCTCCGTTAAAACCAACTCCGTGTTTATAAGTATCCCAGGTAGACCAGTCGGTGAATGCCCGTGAGTTGAATTCAGAGAAGGTATAGCTGTAAGTTGTATCTTCATTTTGTACGAACGTTAGAAGTTTGATCTTATTATTAGCGTACTGTGTGAAACTCAAGTCTTGGACTACATCATCCGCGCCTAGTACTACGTCATCAATACCGAGCACTACATCGTAAGTGTTTACAGCAGCAGAACCAGGGAACTTCATAGACAGAGCTGACACAAACGGTGAGTTAGTATCTAGATCTGCGATAGAGTACAAATAGAATGCGGGTAACGTCAGATCCAGTAGCAACGCTTTGTCGTATCGGAATCTATAACTGATAGAGTCATACGTATCTGAGCCATTATACAGCCACATGATACGTTTACTAAACTCATCATAGAATCCACGAGATAGTACCTTCGCGCCTTGCCCTAGATCTTCATCATAGAAGGTCTGGATAGTATCACGAGAGATACGATCTAGTTGGAACTTATCATCTATCTGACCAGACTGCATAGCCCAGATACCGCCTTGAGAGAACCAGAACAATTGATTCTCAGCCAAGACAATAGTGTCTCTGCCGATCGAGCCGATATCAGTGAGCTTACGAACTGAGAAGTCATCAGCTTTGAAGTTAGCACCGAGTGTACCAGTAATAGCCCATACACCATTAGCACACACTAGCACAAGATCTTGCCCCATCACAATCATGCGATGTACTTCACCAGCGTCAGCGATATGGATTACTCCCCCGTCTGTAGCTAGCAAAGAGTTTAGATCTTCAGCTGTTGGGTCTTGATCTTGGAAGCAATTACCAATACGAGCTTTGTCAGTGAGCAGCTGGCTGAACATAACGTCACCAGTATACTCTCTGTCTTTTATACCAGCGTACCATACGCGGCCAGCGTAGAATGCAGTAGCAGACGGTCGTGCGTCTGTAATCTTATTCTCGTCAGCAGCTACAGGGATACCACTTACTGCTGCCTTGTCTTGATTGAACAAGTCATAGATGAAGTGACCCTTCGGAGCTGGAGTATTTCCAAATAGGTTATCGGATAGAGCGAATGCACTGTATGCACCAATCGCTTCTTCTTTACCCGAAGCTGCTGCTACGCATCTGGCTGCCCAGAAGATATCAGCATTGGACGGATACTTGCCAATCAAGTTATAAGTAAGAGGCAATGGGTCTGCATTCTGCCAAGTACCAGCAGAGCCGGACTTGGAATATACACCGTTCGAAAGCAAGGGCCATCCTTGGTTACGAAGGTTATACTTATGTGGATCACTCAATGAAGTAGGACGCTCATCTGTCTCTAAGCCATCATCAACACCATCGAAGTCCCTGACCCGGATGTTGATCTGCGTAGTTGTGAACGTTTCAGTGTCTTCATCAAATGAAATGTACACCGGGTTCATACCGGGGTTACATACGATGCAGATACCTTGACCATAGGACGTGTCCATGATCTGGTAGTCAGCATCTGATTGGGTTTTGTAAGGAGTTAGATCTACGGTACCACGCAAAGCATCGCTTGTCGGCTCAGCCCCTAGATCGTGGAAGTAAAGATGCATTCCTACCTGTACTACCAGGAAGTTAACATCTCCTTTCCCATTGACAGCCTTCCACTCTGAGTTAGATACTGCTGCCCTCTCCAAATAGCTCGATGTCTCGAACTCAGATCTGATAACGTAAGCAGTTTCAAAGTCAAGACCAAGGCGACGCTTGATCTCTCCGGTCCTTACAAGATCGAAGTTATCAATTTCTTGCGCTGCATTCTCTGGGAAGTTAAGCGCTGTCGCTTCAGTGTTCAGTCCACCTACGAAGGTAGTGAACAACTTACTCTGTTCTGCTGTTGCCATTATTAAACCTGTTTAGCCAGATAAACCTGAATAGCCTTATCGGCTTCTTGTTCATTAGTGAACTTCATGTCCAGTTCAGCTGGTAGTTGCCCACCACTGGTGAACTCGACATGCCAAAAGGTACCCCATGCATCCTTCACAATCCGAATCTTCTTACCACCTGCCGTCTCATACGGGGGGTGGTACTTGTCATGAATCTGTTGCAAAGTTTCTTGTGTATCGGGGAACTCTTCATATTCCCTGCGAGGAGCTGGTCGCTCGTCTACAGGTACTTCATATGGCACTCCGAGAATGCTCTTTACGAAATCACTTTCCTCTTCAGGGGTGGTCTCGTTATACTCAACAGTACTTTCGTCCCATTGAATATCAAACTCGTCTGCCGAATCGTACTTTTCCATCGTCTTCGTTTGTCCTCGAAGCTGATCGTCGTAGCACTGCTAGCCCGCGTCGCGCGCGCTGCTCGTCCTTCGGCGATGCCTCCTGCCTCATGTAAATAAAAGCTGTTGACTTTACTTCAGCTAGCCAAAGCTGAAACATGTGTACCGGCCAATCCGGAATGAAGTCGTCATCCAGCGAGAAGTCCGGGTACTCAACTACTTGAGCTTGAGACCGGTTAGCCTGTAGTGTCGATTCGATATCACTCCGCCAAGCATCGAACACAATGTACTTGTCATCGAACGAGGTCCACATAGAAGGATCTTGTTCGCTGTAGATGGGGAGCTTCACACCATTCAGATCTGTGATGACTGTAATGGTAGTATCGAGAGTGTTACGTGTCTGGACTTCATCTACGAATTCAGTAGGTGTAACCCAATTGACTTCTACCCATTTCATGAACGCGCCAGCGTCCTCGTCGTTAGGGTCAGTCACATCGTATTTAAGGTGATCTATACGAACCACGCCAGCAGGTATCTTAAGGTAATTAGGATAGTCTGCATCTGCTAATGGTTCTAGTTGTCGGAGTTTCTGTAGGAAGGGCCACTCTTTCTGATTCAGGATCTCGTAGAAAGCATCCTCAGCCAGCTGAGCAATCTGTGTTGCTTCAACTGAATCAGAGATAGAGTTGACATCATCAGAGCCCATAGCCTCTAGAGTCTTCTGAACTACTTGAAGTAGAGTAAGAGTGCCAGCTGCCATTATGCTCTCCGCAATTGAATAACAAAGCGAACGGTGACAGTGGCGTCAGTATTACCAACCGTAGTCGGTTTGACTCCAATGCGCTGACCAGTTGTGAACGTATTCGCACCTGATGCTGAAGCGGTGTATTGATCTCCCGCTGCGCCTGCCAGTAGAACCGTGACTGGTGTACCAGTAACAGTTACTCCGTTAATTCTTAGTTCGTATACGTTAGCTGCGGTCGTCAAGACCTTTTCTTGTATAACGTACCAATTGATAATCGTGCCATTGTATGGGCACGGAAACATAATTTCAGCAGAGCTGGTACCACTTGCTTGTTCCATAACGATATAATCTGAGACGTTAGAGATCTCAGTCTCTACTAGTTTCCTAAGCTCAGAAGTACCGGAAACAGAACTAGACGGTGTGATAACCTTACCTGTGTCAGCTGTGTTGCTGAGTGAGATCCACTTAGGTTCATGTACCTGGGAGTGGGTCAAGGTATCGTGTTGTAAATCTGCCATTGTTATTCCTAGTGGTGATAGAGGGGCCGAAGCCCCTCCATCTTGCAAAACCTGGTGTTAGATAACGCCAGTGATTACAGCCGGGGGATCTTGCGACGGCATCGGTTCCATGTAGCGTACTACAAGGATACCGTGACCGGCGGTCGGAGCCGAACCGGTGACGTCGAGGGATACATACGCAGCCGAGGCCAGCGCAGTTCCGTTGACTTGGGAACCCGCACCTTCTTCCGTTTGACCAGCAGTGTTGATAGCTGCCAGAGCGGTAGAAGCGTGGAGACCGTTGTTCACGATCGTGGTGCCAGCAGCAATCTTCGTACCAATGATGATAGAAGTAAGAGCGGTGAAACCAACTTTGATAATGAACTGACTCGATTGAATAACCGAGCCTGCCGGGATTTCAAAGTTCCGCTTGAGAGGCGACGGAGCCGTACCAGTCGCGAACGACGTGATGTTACGGTAGTCAATCTCTACTTGCAGAGTTTTGATTCGACCGTCGGTTTTAACGACAGACAATTCCGGGTTATAAGTATCTCGGGTACCGTAGCCAACTACGAGACCGTCAAGCGTTGCAGTAGATGCACGCGCCATGTTAATCTCCTAATTAGTTGAGTACAGTGCTGGAAACGATGGAGACCAACGATTCCGGACGATACAGGTTGAGACCGAATCGAGCCGACAACTGGTGGAATTCCGTTTCGACATCTTCGTCGCGCCACGATTTAATCGAGGGGCTGCGACGCCAGGCGCCGATGTACGGTTTGCACTCGTCATCTGCCAGACACATGAATTGGTTGACCTTATCACCAACGACCGTTGCGGTAACGTTAGCTTGATAGTCGGTCAAACCAGCTTCGATTGCTTGTTCCGTATCCAGGTAATCCGACACGTAAATGTCGAAGCCGTAGATGTTACGGAGGAAGCGCATGCTGTCACCAGCACCAATGCCAGTCTCGATGATACCTTGCCAACGTGCGTTGTTCGAGATATCGACGATCGTCGCCGTGATGTTAGTGTTGAATTCGAAGCTCGGGTCCACGACTGCAACGAGGTTTTGCAGGGGAGCCTTCGCCTTTTGCAGGGCATAACGTGCGTAAGCGATGTCTTGCAACGTGATCTGACGGGTAGCGCCGTTCGCCGTATAGCGATGGCGTGCGCCGTTGATGATGTTGCCGTTGTTGTTCGTTTGTACACGTTGGAGTTTGAAGACTTGCGATTCGTAATATTCGTCGAATGCACGCTTCATCTTGCGCGGCAGGGTTGCGACCGCTGCACTTGCAAGGAAGTCATCTTCAAGGAAAACGTCCGTGAACGGAACTTTGGTACCAACGAATTCGTTGATGTTGAACACGAACTGACCGGTATCCGGACGGCGCTCGGGGAGAGCTACCGATTCCGACATCTGGTCAATTACTAGTTCGCCGATCGAGGAGATTTTATAGTTCTTCCCGTCGCCGAAGTCCGAAATCTGCCGGACCATTGCCGCAGCAAAGGTCTGGTCCATGAACATTTCCTTGATCTGACTGGAGAATACTTCGCCGCGTTGAAGATGGGTAGATCCCCAAACGCTGTCCATAGCTACTGCCATGTTTCTCTCTTAGTTAGAAAAAGTTATTGTTAAACGAGCCCAGCAGCCTTATCACGACGATACTGTGCCTGGACCTCTACGGACCAGTACTTGTTCGAGTTCTCTCGACGCATCTTCGTGTAGTATGCTTGGTTTCGTACCTCACCCGTGTGGGTGGAGGCAGCTGATTGTCCTAGTCCAGCCGTGCGAGTAATACCCGCTGAGCCTTCACTAGACTTAGGGAGAAACAGTTCGAAGAATGCATCAGGACTACGGCGTGCCAGGAGTGTCGCATCTTCATTTGACAAACCAAGTTCTTTCGCTTTAAGCTGGATCTCGCTATTCGCTTTATTCCAGTCACCGAAGGTTCCGGTTAGTTTAGTTACGACAACTTCCCAGTTGCCATCCTGTGTCTTCGTTGTTTCTCTTTGTGTTAGCCTAGCTTCGACAGCATCGACTAGCTGGTTCGGGTCTACGGAATTAGACGCCGTACCTTCAGACTTAATCTGATTAATCACTGACTCAACGGTTTTCGCATTTGCTACTTTCGCTTGCAAGTCTACTACTGTAGATCTAAGCTCTGCGTTTTCACTTTCCAGCCGAGCGATGTGCGCCTGTGCGTGCTCATCTCGTCGCCGTAATGCCGCTATATCGTCTTGCGAGTCCGTGACAACCTGTCCGTTAGTGCCACCTTGATCTGGATGGACCTCTGTACCAAAGGTTGTTCCTTTATTGCTTTGACTGGTGTCGCCAGTTTCGCCGAATTGATCGGTCATCGTCTTTTACTCTCATACCTTGTCAGGTTAATGAACTTAAGCATTGCCTGCCTATACCCTGAGCACCACGCCACGTAGTGACTCCAGTTTGTTACTTCGAATGCTTTCGGCGATTCGATGTTGTGTAACTTGGCCGCTGCTTCCTCAGTTGCGATTTGGTTTAATCTTTGAAGGATCTTCTTACTACGTCTGTAGGTGTCTAGAAAATCTTTCGCCTCTTCCTCTGTCATTCCCTTCAACAGCATCGGACTCGGTTCGAGCCTTTTACTGGTTAGGGATTCCTGTTCCTGCATTACCCGCCTCCGCTGGGTTTGTCATAGCTTCTTGCTGCGCTTGGTCTTGCGCTGATTGCAAACGTCGTTGTGCTTCTAGACGTTCTGAGATTCTGATGTAAGGGGCGACAAGGTTGCCTCCACCTGTGACATCCATAAGCTCTTGATACATGTTGGCAAGTCCAAGAGAGCTGAAGTGCTGAGCAACTTCAGGATCTGCGAGCGGTCCAGCTTGAAGCTGTGCGAGATTCTGTACAAGTTGAGCACTACGAGCAAAGTGTCTTGCTCCGATGGGGACAAGTCTTCCATTGCTTGTAATATCACGCTTAGTGATTTTCTTAAATTCGACTGCTCCGAAGTCGTCATCCACTACCTCTACTACGTCTACGCCGTCCATGTTACGTACTGTAACTTCCAACTCAGCGTTGACTAGATCCTCTAGGAATTCTTGGAACACGTTAACCTTGTGCTCAAATGAGCGGCTAGCTGCGTTCTCAAGCGTCGATACTTCGAAAGCTGTCTTCTCCCCTGGGCTACGGATACCGAGCGCCTCACGCGGTGCCAGAGCGTATAGCTCCATGCTGTTGGTGAGTTCTTGGATCTGCATATCAGCTTGGAGAATTGTAGTATCAGGACGAAGCGTCGTGATGCTACCGTTCTCAGCGATGAAGTAATGCTTGGCTCCGCCATGCTGTTGAATCTCTTCAACATCACCAGCGAATACCATATCCGGATCAATCATCTGGTCAAAGGCGTCTGCCCTTGCGTTCTCCAGGTGGTTGATACGATACTGTAGACCAACCAGGTTATCCAACGGGCCTTGTGCCCACAGGTTACCCGGACGTGTACGCCAGCCCACATGATAGATGTGAGGGCAGCCATTCCACGTGTCTACTGGTTCATCTCGTACTACCTGCCAACGGTCTACAACTGTGATAACACGGTTAGACTTCATTACTCCTTCAGGATCTGTACCTTCTTGGAAGTAGATATCACCGAAGAATTCTAGTACTTCTACCAGACTACTATTGAAGTATTCACCAGCGGTGCCGAACCCATCGAACTGAAGCATCATGTCTTTGTCAATGTCACTCTTATTGAATGAACGAAGACGTGCGCGGTTATCTAAGGAGTAGGCCAGAATATCTTTGAAGTATTGTTTATCTGGGTAGTTAGAGATGATCTTATTGATTTCTGCGATCGTATACAAGCTACGAATTATCTTCGGAGCTTTGACAAAAGAGTCTGCGAGAGGATTGAATGCTATATCACGCGGGTCAATACGGCTGATACGAGGGCCGACATAAGATGCTTCAGCGAAGCCTTCTTTATCTATTGCAAATTCGCGTACATAATCTACTGAAGCGAACGCATTGCCCTTCAGAACCCAGTCGCCTTCTAGTTGGCGCATTACAGGTCTGAAGCCGCTGGCACGAATGCCATGCTTCGTCTTCATATATCCTTCTACGATCTTACGACGTTGTTTACTTGCTGCGTCTACATCAGCACCATACCACTTCAACCAGTCATTGTTCGGGAACAATGTCATGTCGTAGTTAATGGTTAGTGTGTCATACAGATTAGCCATCTTCGGACGGTGCGTCGTGTTCGACCAATCCGTGACAGTTTCATTCGTGGTATCTTTGGTGGAGGTAGCGTTTACATAACGCTCCAGTTCATTCCATCGCGTGAGGATAGAATCCTTGGCGCTGTTCCACTGGTCCCACATACGACTGACCTCGCGGCCAAGCGTGGGCCTGTCACCGAAGACTACGTTAAGGTCAACACCGTTGCCGCCTAGACTCATGCTATTCTACCTCTGCGACCGCCAAACCTGCGATCATAATACAAATTGGATTCGTTAAGTGATACCACGTTTGGCATCCGTTTGCCCGGAGGCTTGCTTATATCAATGGCAGCCACAAGGGCGTCAACAAGGTCATCATGACGAGGACGATCAAGGACCACCTGATCTTCCAACTCACTAGTAAGACCTCCTCGATAGTGCCAAATTTGTTTATCAGCATATCGCCATTCAAGTGTCGCCGCCTTTCTTTCACGCTTGTTACCTGCTTGCTTCTGAGTAGACTTACCTTCAACAGCCAGAATGTTTCCATTCTGCCGTATCATTCGTTCTAGTTCTTGAGCTACGAACTGCCCACCTGCGTTAGTCTCTACACGTATCTTCTTGAATCCCCACTTGTAGTGGAGAGAGATTACTTCTGTGTAGAACTCAGCAAAGTCAACAGTCTTAAACTGAACCAAGTCAAGAACGTATACGTTAGAGGACGAGTCTATACCTATGACCGCAACCGCCGTGAAATCGCTTCTATCGCTGTCTGTCCACGCGACATCCATCGCCGCATAAACATTGAGACGGGCGTCTCGAAATACAGCATGACCGCCAGTAACCTTAACCCTCGCCCGATCGTAGTATTGAAATGATCCACGAGAGATTCTTTGAGTGTCCACTGCGTTAGGATCATTGTAGTATTGGCAGTAGTATTGTACTGTCTGTCCTTTACTTTCATAATCCGAACGGATGATTGCGAGTAGTCCTGGGTCGAATCCGTAGGACTCTCCAGTTTTAGCGTCAACTGAACGGGGCCAAATAAAGGTTCCTGTTCCGTCACCGTCGCTTTCTACCTGTCTTTCGAAAACCTGCCAGCTCTTACGAGTCCCTTCAAACTGCTTAGTATCCTTATTCCAGAACGGATACTCAGTATCTATGAAGCCTTGGTATGCATCCTCTGGATGATACCTTGTGCCCACTGCCGTAATTCGGCCACCCGCGTTAAGTACGGATACGAGCTGAGAGAGACTACGATTGACTTCAGACCGGCCAACAAGAGTATCGGCAAATTGAGGAACAACAACGTCATCAAGAGCAAGCTCGTCGCAGTGAAGTCCGATAGAGTTTGATTTGACGGTTTTAACGATAAGCGTATGATCCCTGACACCCCGCCGCTTTCGCTCAGGATGGTCCACATTGAAGCTGTAGGCTGACCATTGCTCACGTTTGCTTTCCTCTGGGTTGAACATCTCGGGCCAGTACCGAGTGTACGTGTCCGAGGTCATCATGTTCTTAATCGCGTAGATCTGATCTTTGGCTAGGTCTTCTGAAGCGGAGACATAGATGATCGTGACCCACGGCTTAAAGGTAATCCGCCATGCGCAGTATACAGCGAGGCAGTGAGACTTAAGATGTCCCCGTGGTAGGAGCAGAAGCTTCCGAAGATTTTCAGAGTTCTGATCTTGAAGCCAGCTAAATACTTCTTCATGAATGTCACCGTACTGATAATGCGGGTTGATAAGCTTTGCAAACGCAAAGAGATTACCTTCACATACCTGTACAATTTCTACCTTAGCTGCCATTACTCGCTACTAACCGTATGCGCTTGAGATCTTCTTGGACGAACTCTTCGTGGATTGCCGCCTCTTTTGCAGCCTGCTCGACTTGCGCTTTTGTCGGCCTTCCTCTGGTTCCGTTTTTGTCTTTCTCGAAAAGTATTTTTTGGGCATTCACATTACCACTAGCTGCTGCCATCTTGAGCATCGTATACACGGTTGCTCTATCTTTAATAGCTTTCTCTTCACGCCACTGCTTAAGGCCAGACCATGTAAGAGTATCTTTACTACCTTCCATGAACCGTTGAGAAGTGAGAAGTTTATTCCAGTGATTCCAAGAACCAACCAGCTTCATAGCTGCTTCGTATTCAGATTCACTATACATGTAGATCAAGTACGCAGAAGGATAACCAAGGTAAGGTTCTTCCCTCATCGTATACAAAGGCAGGTCATTATCTGTAGGTCTCCATGTCCATTCATTGAACAAGTTCATCCTGTAAGAACCATTAGCGTTCTTAAGAATAGACCTATCCTTGTCTGGGCCAGAGAACCCTTGATAGTTTATGTGCCAGTTAAGATCCATTAGTAACCTATCGCCAACCACGCCCACGGGTTAGTGTAAGCAGACCCGTTAGACTGGTTAATCTTAAACCCGGTTGTCTGCAAGTCATACACACCACGAGCACCGTCAGAGTTAGCATTCCTATTCTGAATCTCATTAGCTAGTGCTATGAAGATCGCATTAGGGAATGCAGATCCGAAAGTAACTTGTGTCAGTTGTCCAAGACCGTTGGTCCTGCCCCATTTAAATATGATAGTGCCAGCTGCCGTAGGGATAGAGAGACCCCCAGTCGTCGCTGCTGTCGCTGTAGGAGCTGAACCAGATGCGGCTATTGCTGCATCAACATACGTCTTATTGACGAGGTGACTACCAGATGTACCTTGTACACCAAGTGTCAACTTCCCGTCTGTGCCTACTGTGAGGCCGAGTACACTGTTAGCTAGAAGTTCTAGCACATGAGCTGAAGTAGTCTTAAGCTGCATCTTTGTAGCTTGTGCTGACAAGCTACCGGTTGCACCTGCTGCTACTGTCTGGTTCAAGACTTCGTTAGTGATAGTCTTCGCCGTAAGAGTACGAGCTGCATCAATCAACAGACCAGTAGTTTGCCACGTACCAACAAGGTTACCAGAGACTGTCTCTGTAATGTTAGCACCAGCTGTTGCAATATTAGCCGCTGTAGTACCATTAGATATCGTAGCGATATCTGATACTGGTACACGGACTTTAGTTAGGACAGCCATTAATATACCTTCTTAGCAGCTTCTTGCAGCGCTTGTAGTGATTTCATCTCAGGGGATTTATGTAGAGGAACGAGAGCTGTATACAAAGCAAGCTCAGGCCCGCCTAGTACTCGTGCTACTGTACCTGCACCTTTAGCTACAGCACCAGCTGCATCTCTTACTGCACGTCTGGCTACATCGTCAGTAACAGCTTTAGCTGCTGCCCTACGAGCATTAGTAGCTGCTGTGCGTGTCTTATATTCAGCATCCATACTAGCTTTAGCTTCAGGTGTCATCTCTCCTTGGAAAGATGCTGCCTTAGCATTAGCTTTCATCTTAGCTGCGTCAGGTTCTGCTCCTCGTGACGGGAGAGTGCCCTTCTCGCGATAGTCAATCATCTCGCGAGCATTAAGCAGATCCTTATTACCAGGATTAGCTTTCAGCTGTTCATCAATGTATTGTCGCTGTCTCGCGTAATTATCGGCCATCTTCTGTTACTTCTTATCAGGATACGGAAGCTTCGGCAAGCCCATAGCTGCACGTGCTTCGTTCATTGCATCAAAATTCTTCTCAGCACGACTCTTCATCGCACTCTCTGCATTACCAACTGCACCACCAAGTACAGTCGGATTAGCACCATTGCCAGAGCGAGTTACGCCTTGGTCTTGTACCGGAGGAGTCTCCGTCATTTTGTCAGCTGTGTGACCCATTATTGTTACCTTACTGCGTACATTGCGGAAATTTCTGTAGGAGTTAGTACACGGTCGTACACTTGAATGTGAGCCATAGTACCAGAGGTATTACTTGAACCTGAAGCGAATCGAGCATTACCAATTACAGTACGGCTGTTCGCATCTGTAACTGCACTAGTCCAAGCTGTAGACGCTGGCGGTGTACCTGCTGTGATTTCACTAACTGTTTGAGCTGCACCATCAAGGTACAGTTTCATAGTGGCTGAACCGTCAGCGGTCCAGACGAACATGTGCCAGTTACCGTCACTCAGAATAGAAGTTAGATCGGTGTTACCTTCCCATACCCGTCTGCTTGTGAAAGCAGTTGTGGACATGCAAGCGCTCATACGGTTATCTGTTCCAACACCGTTAGCTTTAACACCAAACACTAGAGTATTTACTTCGTTAGCTGTGTTGCTATGAGCTATGAACGTTTCACCGTTACCACTGTTCTTAGACCAGACTACTACAGATCCTGTAGCTGAACTACCAAATCCAGCAGTGCCTGTAGCGAAGTTAGTAGTTACGTTATTCCAGTTAAGAGCATTCTGCTTATCTGGAGTACCAAGCCCAGAACTAGAACTATTGACTAGAACAGGGGCTGTTGAAACAAGCGTCAAGTCAGACAGAGGTGACGAACCAAAGTCTTTATAAGTGCCTGGATCATTCTGCTTCCACCAGTGCAACGGAGCGGCAGTAGTAATCGCCGGTTCAAACACAGCACCAGCTTGCGCGGCATTATAGATCGACAGGATATCAGCGTCAGCTATAACACTAGATGTAGCCCAAAAGTGAGCGACACGACCAGTGAAGAAGTCAGATGTAGCTGAACCTACTGCTCCTCCCCACCGGTAGAATTCACTACCACCAAGTGCGGTGATATTGTTAAACCACCACGTACCGTCTACACCAGCACCAGCTGTAGTTACTGTTCTACTACCACCAGTATATTTGACACCGTTTACAAAGATCTCAATTGCTGAGCCTGATTGTGTAACAGTGAGCATGTACCACTTGCCAGCTTCTACAGTAACGTTAGCTTCTACCTGATACAGGTTAGCTCCTGATGCTGTTTGCGCTCTCCAAGTAGGCTTCTTGTTAGCCGAGACTTCAAGGTTAATCGTACTAACTACAGTAGGTCCATAACCGAAGATGGTCTGCTTAACCGCAGTTACTGTATCTGCATTAAACCAGTAATTAATCGTACCAGTTGTAAAAGTGTTAGTAGATGATGCAAGAGTCTGTGATTGCGCTATAGTCTTGTTAGACCCGAGATGGATTGATCCATCACCCAAATCAATGGTTGCTGCCCTTAAACAAGGGCCAGCCTGGTTACCATCTGCTGTTACGAATCCAGAGGGCGGGTACAACGAGTTAGAGTTAGATATACCGTGCGTTCCCCAGTTCGGCACATAACTAGGTGTATTTATGTTAGCCGGATCACCAACAGTCATTGGTAGCCACAACACAGGATTCACTATCTTGCGAACCATATCGTGGTGCGAACTAGTACGAGCTGCTGTCGCGCCTTGTGAATACAAGTACGGAGTTGAAACATTCCACAAGTCTAGTATGTTTTGGTTTGTTAGAGCTACGTTACTCCAGTAAGCTACCGGACCTACACCAGCAACTTCAGTAGTACCTGTTAAGAGAGGCTCACCACCTAGTCTTACGTTAGCATCAGCAGGAGTTGCTCCAGCTTGAGCTGCAATGTTAGCACACCACCAGTTAACAGTACCTGTACCGGCAGTTACGTTGCTTGTAGTTACGGGAGACCCATCTATGTATAGAGCAGGACCAGACCCGTTATTCCTTTGGATAGCGCATATGAAATGCCACTGTCCTTGCACAATAGTACCAGATGTAGATGTAACTGTAAGGTTGTTACCGTTACCAAGTACTCGTAGCCTTACTTTCCAACCAGAGCTGTTGAAGAGTTCTAGTTGTAAACCAAATCCAGTGTTACCGTTATAACCTTGTGCAAAGCACGGGTATACAGAGCCAGTGTTCGGGCCTGCCCTAACCCAGCCCATGATGGTACCAGTTGTAGCTGTAGTTGCTCCTAGAATTGCTTTCTTAGCCCTAACTGTAGCTGTAGGTGTACCGTTAGGAGAGCCGAATATAATACTGCCAGAGTAGATACCAGAAGCTCCTATGAATGGGCCTGGCATCTGTGGGTCAGTATTATATGTACCGTAAGTCGCATGGTTCAAATCTGAACCGAAGTCAGTTACAGCGTCAGTAGTTCTGGCTGCTTGGCTAAGGGTCCAGTATGAACTAGGATTAAGAGAACGTACAACACCGTCGAAGGTGTTGAGAGCCCCTGAGTTCCTGCGTCTAAGAGTTTGTAGAACGGGCATGTTTAAGCTACTGTGCCTGCGAGAGAGAGGGATATATCACTAAGCAATACATCTGGAGTAGCCGGACATACTACTTTGAGCACATCACCAGCTGCGAAGGAAGTGATAGAGCCAGCTGTGAATGTAGCTGTAGAAGCTGCTGCTGCAAAGTTGAACGTACCAATACTAACTCCGTTCTTCTGTACATCGAAGGTAGTACTAGCTGCTGCTGCTGTAGCTGCTTTAGCGTAACTACCACTAAAGTTAGCTGCAAGAGTAAAGGATCTTAGCGCTACAAAGCTGAACATAGTGTCTGAAGCTGTAGTAGCTCCATCGTAGTATACACCGAAGTCATACCCGATGTTGCTAGCCAAGATGTTCGGGAGAACTGGAGTAGGACTCAAGTCACCATAGATGAACATGATGTCTGTGTCAGTATTCAATGATTCACTGAATACGACAGTTGTGGGAGTAGTAACTGTGTATGCTAAGCCTGGTACTTGAACCACACCGTTTACGATTACAGTCAAGCCTGTGAAGCTGGTTACACCAAACAGAGTAGTCAGATTGAACGTAGTACGGCTTACTGTGCCTTGGCTACCTACGGCTACACCGAAGTTAAAGGTCAGAGGAGCTGAATTAGATAGATCGAGAGATCCACCTACTGCTGCTACAGCTGAGTTAACTATGTTTTGAACCTGACTAAGGTTCACACCATCTGAGCCTAGAACTCCTTCATGCAGATTCAAGATCCGATTAGAGTTCATATCGAAGTCAGCTTCCATCTGGTTAGGAGCGACCCCGTTCCTGTCTACTTTAGCTGCCAGATCAGCTTGGATGCGGACCAGTTCATCCGAGACTATATCCGTCGAGCGGAAGCCTGAAAGGATGGTCTGCGGATTGTAGGTTGTTCCCATGAGATACCTGTAAGAGAGCTGAAAGAAGTCATAAATATATGACTAGAAAATCGTGGACAATAGTCCAATCATTATACTATATAGTCTAGTATAGTCTAGTTAGTTTACCAATCATTACCAATCTAACTAACCTAATTATCTTACTTATACTAATCATAATGATTTATTAGACAACAAGAATTCAATTAAGTTCAACTTATTTTTAGCTTTAAAGCTGTGAATGATAGGGAAAGCTATATTTAGTCCTGTATTTACTATAGCTATAGTCTTAATTATAACC